GCGTGGGAGATTGATCGTGTAATGGTAAAATTATTTCCCGTGTCATGGGACGCATTAAGGGAGAGTGCCTGATGAGAGGTAACATTAACGATGAATAAGCGCATACCTATGAAGGGTGGTGATGAATATGATGCCCTAAGTAAAGCTCGTAAGTTTCACCTATGGAAGGCAGGACAATTAAAGAAGATCAAACGTGCCTACAACAAAAGGTTCCGTAAATATAATAAGGTTACCCGAGATGAATAATTCTATTAAAGTAACAGAGATAGAAGAGCATGAGGATGGGTCAGCGACACTCCAAGTAGAGTGCGATCCAGAGACATTTCGCCTAGTATTTGATTACGGGTTCGTAGAGCTGGTAAAAAATGGGATAGCTAAGGCAGCTAATGATCCCACATATATTCGCCCAATGTCGGAAGATGAGATTGGACGCGCTACTGAAAGAGCTAAGTTTAACAAGAGCACTTAGCTAAGGTAACTTAGCTTTATCAACGTATAAAACAAGGAATAACGAGGAATAGAATGGAATACGAGGTTCTTGGCGCCGTATAGCCCTTGTTTTAAAGGCTTGGTTGCGGGAGTAGGATTTGAACCTACGACCTTCAGGGTAGATGGGTGTTTTATTTATCAAACACTTACAGCCGCATTATTCTGTGGACAACTAACTCCTCATTTTGTTAAGGTATTAGTACAGGTTGGAGGCTTACATGTATTCTTACAGAGACCAAATAGAGATGTTGGACAATATCATAGTCAAGGAAGGGCATGGTATTAATATTAATTGTCCATTCTGTGGAGGGCGTAAAACACTAGGGGTTGCTGTGCGGGATGGCAGGAAGCTTTGGCACTGCTTTAAGGTCAGCTGCGGTGTAAAGGGTTCAAAGACGGTAGGCATGTCCACAACCACACTAAGGCGTAAGCTTAACGGCGTCTCAACTACTCAGACAAAAACTCTACTAGAGATTCCTACGCTGCTATCGTCTCCAGATCACCACCCTGCCGTGATCAAGTATCTTGAAGACAACAACAGCCTCGAGGCATACCAAAAAGGGATGATAAGAGTGGAATACGCGCCGGCAGATAAAAGAGTGTTGTTTTTCTCAAAGTCTGGATCGGGCGCCGTAGGGAGATCCCTAGTAGGAGATTTACCTAAATGGAAACAATACGGCAGTATAGAAGGATTACTTACTGTAGGTACTGGAAACACCGCTATTGTTGTAGAGGATATTAATTCTGCCTGTTTATTAGGCATGTTCCCGGTTTGTACAGGTTGTGCGATATTAGGTACTGTGTTAAGTAATCAACAGAAGACAGAGTTATGCACCTTTGATAGAGTAGTTATTGCACTAGATAAGGATGCAAGTAGAAAGTCAATTAGACTTAAGGAAAGGTTGGAAGGAAGAGTGGATGTCAGAATTGTTTTTCTCGAAGACGATATTAAAAATACACCTCCAAAAAATGTCGAGAAACTCTTATTGCAGTTTTAAAGAGTATCTCCCTGCGTTCAGAGGTATAGTCGAACATACGTTTACAGGTTCGTATCTATTAAAACCATACGGAGCACATTACAGAAAAGCACTACGCATAGTAAGTAAAAAAATAATTAAGGCTTCTGATTGGACTGGCTTAGATGTCTGGGGAAGCCCAATAGTTCCAGTAGCCCCACCCCCTTGTGTGTGATCAATTAAAATATATAGAGAACACTTAGTCGAAGCAAACCTAGTACCGACTATAAACACAAGGAAAAGGTATAATGAAGGCCAGAGGATTAATTCTCATAGATTATGAGTTGCCCGGGGGGTATATGGATGCCGCCGAGGAGCAGAAGAGATTAGAAGAAGCTATGAACAATTTGGTGAGGGGAAATAATAGAGTTTCCTACTACCAATGCGACATTAAAGAGCGGCGGGGTGATGCAAAGCCCGATCTAAGGAAGCTCAAGATCAGAACTGGATAGAAAAAAGCCCCCGACTAAAAATCGGGGGTTTATTTTTTGCCAACACTAATGTATCTATTATTCACCTAACGGAAATTAACAAGGTGACCATGCTAGATACATCCATACTAAAGTCCTTATTAAATTATGAGTTCTATGAGCAGAACAAAGGCAAATTAAACCGAAAGCTATTCGCTGACGAGATACGATCGTTATACACGGTGCTTATCGGAGCTCACGAAACATACCAGCACGATCTTACATCTAAAGAGCTGTATAAGATCTGGGAGACAGAGAATCCTGTATCGACTCGAGCTGAAAGAGCAGAGATCGAGGATGTCTTATCCCTCGTAGACATGGAAGAAGAGTACAGCCCAGCTGTAGCGACTGACGTTATCTCTAAACTATGGCAGAGGGATGTTGGTAAACAGATAGCGACACTCGGACTAGAGATATCTGAAGGCAATCCCGAAGCGTTACAGAAGGCGCAGGAGGTAATTGAAAAGTACAGTAACGGGTTTGTTGATGACGAGTTCGGCCCTAATACCACTCAAGATATAGATGAGCTTATACTGGATATGGATAACTCCAATCGAGCAAAGTTCAACATAGAGACACTTTCTCGACGGGTCTATGGAATTCAAAGGACTGAATTTGGAATTATATTTGCTATCTCTAATGTAGGTAAGACTGCCTTTGTGGTCAGCTTAGCATTAGCCCCCGGTGGATTTGTAGATCAGGGGCATAAGGTAGTCATATTAGGTAATGAAGAATCTACTAGGAGAACAGTTGCCAGAGCCTACTCGGCAGCTACTGGCCTCACCAAGGAGGAAGTCCTAGCAGATAGTGAAAAAGCTAAGGTTATATACAACGCCAGAACTCGAGGCCTTATTGAGTACATTGATACTCAAGATTGGGATCTCGATAAGATCGAGAGGTATATAAAGAAAGAAGAAGCTTCGATCGTGTTTATCGATCAGGCTGACAAAGTAACTATCGGAGGAAATTTTAATGCCTCCCATGAACGCCTCAGAGAAGTATACAGACGTATCAGAGAAGTAGCTAAGCGTCAGAACTGTGCAATCTTTGGTGTGTCTCAAGCCTCTGCAGAAGCGGAGGGTAAGACCCGACTATCATTTACTATGATGGAAGGATCTAAGATCGGTAAAGCTAGTGAAGCTGATCTTATTATTGGCATTGGTAAGCTCGATGTCGATCCGGATGATGAGATCCGGCACATTACAATTTCTAAAAATAAAATAAGCGGATGGCACGGCACTATAGCTGCAAGAATTCATCCCCAAATTTCAAGGTACACGGAGTAGATATGTTTAACCTAACAGGAGAAGTCCTAGTCTGGGATTTCGAGACCACAGTAAAAGACGTTAACGGAAAAACTGACAATTCACCATTTAACAAAGACAACAGATGTGTTGGTGTTTGGTGGTGTATGATCAAAGATGGTATCATTGGGCCTGTACATAGACTTGTATGGAACCATAATGAGAAGCCCCAGCCTGATGGAAGGGAGGCGTTTCAGAAGGATCTAGATCGGGCAGATCTGATTGTAGCGCATAACGCTAAATTCGACACGATATGGGCATTGGAGCTGGAGTTTCTTATTAGCTCTCCAATCTGGTGTACTATGATCGCCGAATTTGTTTTCGCAAGAGCTCAACAATGGAAGCTCAGTCTGGAAAATACGGCTATCCGCCGTGGCGTTACGCACAAGAAAGCAGATCTTGTTAGCGACATGTTTAAAGACGGTATTGGGTTTGAGGCTATGCCTTTTGCTACTGTCGATGAGTATGCCGAGGCAGATGTGATTTCTTGTGCCGAAATATTTCTATCTCAAGTAGATGAGCTCGAGGAGAACAAAGGTCTTCGGCCTGTCATAGAGCTCATGAATGAGATGCTAGAGTTCTTAGTTGAGATAGAGCGAAATGGTATCAACATAGATATCGAAGCCCTAGACAAGGTAGAAGCAGAATTCATTTCCGAGAGAGATACCTTAATTAAGAGGCTGGAGGAAATTGCTAGACATGTATTAGGCGATACTCCGTTTAATTTAAACAGTGGCCCGGATCAAACCAAGATCGTATATGGTCGCGTTGTGACAGATAGGAAGCTCCACGCTACTCTGTTCAACATAGGAGTCGGTGCTAACGGTAAGCCGCTACCTATACCTCGATACAAGCCATCTAAGCACAGCGCCTGTGTCAGAGCATCTACTGCAGTGATTAAAAAGACGGTCGCTCAGTGCTGCCCTGTGTGTAATGGATCAGGGCGTCAGTTTAAGCTTACCAAGAAGGGTGAGCCCTATAAGAACCAGCCTAGATGCAAAACCTGTGATGGGGATGGCGCCATCTATCAAGATACTGGAGAGACAGCCGGCCTTAAGATGGTTCCTCTAGACCCTAGCTATGCCAGCATAAATGGATTCAAGGTTGATAAGATAACTAACAAGCTTCTAATCAATCAGGCTCGAGAGAAGGGATATGATCTAGCTGTAGAATACTTGGAGAAGATGAGCCGGCTTAATGCGGTAAATACTTATCTTAATTCATTCGTGGCAGGTATACGGACATGGGTTAGAGAAGATGGTATTCTCCATGCTAACTTTAACCAGACGGTTGCTCGTACAGGGCGCCTAAGTAGTAGCAATCCCAATTTCCAGAATATCCCAAAGTCTCAGAAGTTTCCTGTGCGACAGTGCATAGTCAGCCGCTTCGGAGAGCAAAATTTAATCATGGAAGCTGACTTCTCAGGTCTTGAATTTAGGGTGGCAGGAGAGCTCAGTAGAGACCCTCAGATTCTGGATGATATTCTTTCCGGTAAGGATGTTCATAAACAGACTGCATCGATCATTAATCGTTGTGATGAGTCGGAAGTATCTAAGGATATGAGACAGGCTGCGAAGGCTTATACATTCGCACCGTTGTATGGAGGCACAGGGATGTCAGAACCATCACATATACAAGAGTACTTTAAAACTTACTTCTCCATATATTCTGGCCTCAAGGATTGGCACAGAGAGCTTATGGATGGAGTTCTAAAGGATGGTATAGTCAGAACCCCTAGCGGTCGAGAATTCTTCTTCCCTAACGCTGAGAGATCTAGCAACGGAAAGATCAAACGATATTCCCAACAGATCGTTAACTATCCCGTACAAAGCTTCGCCACAGGAGACTGTGTTCCCTTAGCCTGTATCAGAGCATTGCAGTATTTTAGGAAGCATAATCTAAAATCTAAACTCATCCTAACTGTGCATGACTCACTGGTGGTGGACTGCTTATCTGAGGAAAAAGATAAGGTA